ATATCATAAGTATAGCGGATTAGGATTTAGACCAACACCCGGTATTACTTCAGTATCAGTAAAATCTAAAGGTACTTACGGTACTTTAAGAGAAGCAGAAGTAGCTGTAACGGTTTGGGATTTAGAAGATCTCGAAATGATGCAGGCTCTATACTTAAGACCTGGATTTACTATTTTATTAGAATGGGGACATAGTCTTCAGTTAGATAGTGAAACTAAAACAGTACGTAAAGAAATAGAATTTTACAGAAAATTCTTAAGAGATAGATTAAAAACTGAAACCATAGAGAGAGACTTATATGAAATATCTCAAAATTCAGATTTTAACTATGATTCTATGTTTGGGTATGTATCTAACTTTTCTTGGTCTTTTAGAGAGGATGGAGGGTATGACTGTACTATAAAAATTATATCTAAAGGTACTATTTTAGAATCTTTAGCAGTTACTTTTGATCCTTCAAACGTTTATCCACCAAGTCAATTTTCTAAATGGAGTGAAGATAAAAGAAAAAAAGAAAAGCAATCTATTTTTCATAAACTGTTTTGTGAAATAGACAAATTACAAGCAACTGAGGGAGAAGGTAACTTAACTCAACTTGTTACTAACTATGGAGAAAATATTGCAGATACAGCATTAGGTGTTTACGATTTAGTGACAGGTAATACAGGTTCAGCTGCACAAAGAGCAGAAGACGTACTCAATAGAACAGTAGAGAGTGTAAATTTAGCATTAGATACTGTATTTGGAGATTTGAGCGATTTAGCAACTCAGGCATCACAAGCTCAAACTCTAGAAGGGAGAATTGCTATGGAAAACGAAGCTTTCGTAGCTAAGTTAACCAAGCTAAATAACGGAGGTTCTACTTCATATGATGGAAATACTTATACTTGGACCAGCGAACGCGGTATAGCAGATTTAGAAGAAGAAGAATTAGTCAACCATCTCAATAGAGAGTTTGGTATGTATGGATTTAAGTTTGTTGAAGGAGCTCTAAATAGAACAGGTACTAGATCAATAGACGAAGCTGGGGATAATATAACAGCTTTTGTAGTATCCGACCCAGCAAAAAGACTTTCAATTGAATCTGATAATACTTTTGCTAGAGATGATAAAGCAGAGACGCTAAGACTTATTGATTTTATTCAAGAAAATGCTGTATTACCGGATAATGAACTTACACCAGAGCAATTACAGCAAAGACAAGTACAACAGCAACAACAACAGCAGATTAATGATGATCTTGCTAACGCTCAAGCCGCCTTTGGAGATCAAATAGCTCCTGAAGGGAAGGTTGAGAATATTTTTACTAACGACAGTTTTAATCCTAGAACAGGTAAGCATTTCCAGGAACACTTAAATAAATTTTTAGCTTTTAAGCTAAAAGGAATAGAGTATAAAGATACGGGTTTTTTGGATAATGACGATATAAATGAATACTGGATTCCACTATATTGCCTGCTTGATGTATACAATAATTATGTTAGTACTGTAGATGCTACACAAGAATCTCAAAAAGGTGCTAAAACTAAAGGTAGGAAATTAACACAGTTTTATACTGGTTTTCAAGATGAAAATATAACTACAGTTAAGTACGATAAAAAATTAAAATACTTAACTAATGAGTTTCATTTTTCTATAGATCCTGTAAAATGTATACTTCCTAAGGTACCTACAGCTACTAAATTAAAAGACTCAGAAGATAATGTATTAAAATGGCCTAATGATAAGGAATACTATCCAATGGGGGTTATTTGGAAGAATGGATTTCATCAAAATGTGGCAAAATCACTTTCTACTGGATTAATGAGAGGAGAGTCTGATGATATACTAAACATAATTCTATCAGTGGAGTATCTACAAACAGAATTAAGCAAGATAGTAGATGCTTCTAAAGACACAGATCAAAACGAAGGTAACGATATGGTTAGCTTTATGAGAACTGTTTTAAAAGACATGACAGAAGCGATGGGCGGTATTAATGATCTGGATTTATTCTACGATGAAGAAGATGATCTTTTTTATATTGTTGATAGAAAAGTAACACCAGCTTTAAGAAATTTTATACCTAAATTAGCTTTAACAGGAACTAAATCTACTATTTCTAAATTAAGTATAGATAGTAAAATTAGCTCTAATATCGGTAATATGGTATCGATAGCTGCTCAAGGAACTGGTGGACATACAAAAGACAGTATAGGTCCGTTACTTCAATGGAATAGAGGTCTTCTTGACAGACATATTATACATAAATCTCAGAAAAATACTGTAGATGGAGAAGAGGTAACTGAGAAAAGAGAAAAACCTGAAGATGAGAGGCTAAAAAAGTGGATAGAAGATTTTTATGATTATTGGGAAGAATTTAATGGAGAAAAATTTGCAGATAATGGAGATTATAGTAAAGAGGCTGTAAATAACATTAAAAATTACCATAAAGAATTTTGCCAAAAATGGGTAGTAGAGAAAAGAATGCATGATGCAGATTCCCCAATTCCTGCACCAGGAGTTATCCCGGTTGAATTATCATTTACTTCTATGGGAATTGCAGGGTTAAAAATAGGGCAGACATTTAGAATAGAGGAAGGTATTTTACCTCAGAAATATGCTACTAATTTTGGATATATAATTACAGGCTTATCTCATAATATAGCCGACAGTAAATGGACCACAGATGTTAAAACTCAATTTTACAGTCTGGTACCGCCAACTCCGGAAGAAATAACTTACTTTGAAGAAAAGTACGGAGCAGGAACAGACCAGTATAATCCTCCGGTAGGTCAAGGTAGTTCAGCAACTGCAGGAGGAGCCTCAACACCAGTTACTGTAGATGTAATAGATGGAGAGGATCCAGCACCTGTAATAAATGGAAGCAGATTTGGAGGTTCGAGGCCAACAGAAACTCCTGTATTTAAAAGATTTGGAATTAATTTAAGAAATAGTACTAAATCTAATATTTTAAGATTAGTTAATCAAGGTAGCTTAATTGAAATTGGTGATGCTAATACTAACCCTGCTAATTTTTCACCATATATGGGATCAGCTAAAAAGTTAGACGGTAAATATTATTTACAATCTTCAGCCGGAAGAGCATTCCAACAGTGGTTTAACGCAATGAAATCAGCAGGAATAAACTTCCAAATTACTTCAGCAGTTCGCTTTGGTTCAAGTACAGGAGGAGGAGCACATGGATATGGAGTAGCAGTCGATATAGGAACTTTATACAGACTAGTAAACGGTAGCACAAGTCCTAGTATAAATAAAAACGCTAGAATACAAAACCCTATTTATAAACAGATAGCAGAACTAGGAGCTAACTACGGATGGTATAATCCTTGGAGATTATCTGATAGTAGCGGAACTATGGATGAATTGTGGCACTTCGAATACTGGGGACCAGCATAATAACTAAACTATGTATTTACCTAAACATCAATATACTTTTAAGAGCTTGGATGAATTACCAAACGTATCCGGTTTTGTGGACGAGCTAGGAAACCAAGTTAACATACAAGGTAAAAATCTTATAGTTACTTCTTTTGGAGCAATTTTCGATAGAAAAACAGCTGATACTACAAAAGGTAATTTTACAAATGCTAAAGCATTATATCCGGTACCATCGGCTGAACAAACCCAATCACCAAACAGTGCAGGATATGAATATCTTACCTCAGATAGTTCAGAAAGGGCTTCTTTTAATAAATTAAAAACTACTAAGTTACCTCCTACATCTAAAGATAGAGCTAACGGTGTAATGAAAAGATTTTTTCATAAAAATGTATGTACCGGTAAAGTAAAAGAATTAAATAAAAAACAATACATTTTTGCAATTAAATCCAAATCTAATTGTGATAAAATAACTTCTGTTGATTGGCTGATTAATGGCCCGGCTAAAGATCAAACTATAAATGGTTATTTTTTAGAAGGAATAGAAAGTAAAAACCAGAAAGCTTTAGATTTTCTCAAAAAAGAATTACCCGGAGCAGAAAAACTTATTACTAGCCCTTTAGAGTATGTAAGAAACCAAATCATACCTACAGCTAATCCAATAAAAACTCAAGAAAGAGATATAGTTATACCTTCTCCAGGAAAAAGGTTGTAGATACGAAATATTTTCGTATATTAAAATAAAGGTTATTAATAAATGTTTTATTTACTAGAGTCTAAAGAACATCTTGAATGGTTAGAAAATCAAGTACAACATCCAATTTATGTGGATGTAGTAAGTACTAATGATTATTTTCATTCCAGACTTTCTTCAACAGTTGGAGTATATATTAGACCTGTAGATGATTTACAAGGGTACTTTATACCAATTTCCCATGATGATGGACTTAACGTAGCTAAAGATCGTATCTACGACATTCTTTTAAAAGCAGACAAACTATATACATTAAATAAAAAGACTTTACTCTACCACTTTAATTTACAGAGAGCTATAGATTTATCCCTATATTACTCAATGAATTTATATAAAAGATTGGAGTATACGACTTCTAATAATACTATAGACTGGTTCTACCGTAAGTATAGCGATAAAGTAGATATTAATAAATTAATACCTATTAGTAAACTGTACGAAAGGTGCGAGAACATTTACGAACAAGTTAAAGAAGTCTTAAAACTAGATATACCAGACGGTTTTTCTTTTTACAATAATATTGCAACCAATATATTTTATTTATTAGAACAAAATGGAGTAGGAATAGTATATGATGGATTTAATGAGATGTTTAAACCTAAAAATCCAATATACAATACCTATAATAATGTAGTCTATACCGATTACAACTTATATAACAGTACATCTAGACCCACAAATACATTTAACTCCGTTAATTTTGCAGCTATCCCTAAAGCAGAGGAGTATAGGAAATGCTTTAAACCTCAAAACGACTTCTTCGTAGAATTTGATTTTGATGGATACCACTTAAGGTTGCTAGCCGATCAATTAGACTACCCGCTAACAGACGAATCTGCTCATAAACAACTGGCAAAGCAATACTTTGGTAAAGACGAAATAACAGATGAAGAATATAATAAAGCAAAGCAAATTAATTTTCATGCCATTTATGGAAAAATACCAGAAGAGCATAAAAATCTTAAAATATTCAAAGAAATACAAGAATACATAGATGCTATGTGGGAGAGTTTTAAAGAAGCCGGTTATGTTTGGAATCCACAATCAGGAAAAGCATTTAAAAACAACTTAGAAGATATGAATCCAGCCAAGCTGATGAATTATATGATGCAATCGTTGGAGACTTCAAATAATATTACTATATTAAAAGATATACTAAAGTACTTAAGAGATAAAAAAACTTTTATTACTTTATACACCTACGACGCTATTTTATTTGATTTTAGTAAAGAGGACGGTAAAGAGACTTTAGCAGATATACAGAAAATAATGGAAAATCAGGGAAAATATCCTGTAAAATTTAAATACAACACAGATTTAGTGTTATAGAACAGCTCAACTATTTATATATGATAACAAACTTAACAAGACCTAAGTTCGATTACGATATCGAACCTTTTTTTACCAGCGAAGATATGAGCAACAAGCTGTTTTGTACTTTTTCTACAGAAGAAGACCTAGATAATGTACTAACTTCTATCCAGGATAGATATAAGATTATATATAATAAGATTTTTGTACTTTACTCTAAAAGTCAAGACGAATACATGTGTACCTATAATGTAGATTTCGGAAATATAGGAGCATTTTTAGATAATACTATATTAGTACATAGAAAAAAAGAAACAAACACACTCTATACGATTAACGCTCTTAATACCTTAATTAAAGAGTTGAATGGAGGAGTATTAGATACAAACTACCGAATAAACTGGCCTGATTTTAGAAACTGCATTCTTCTTACAAAAGGCCCAGAATTAAAAAGAGTTAATACAAAGTTAAATAAAATTATAGAGCTATAGTTGGCTCTTAGATTTTTTCTTCTTATATTAATATTATTAAGTTATATTTTAAATTAGTTATATATGGACATTAATGCTATCCGCGCTAAACTAGATGCGCTAAACAACAACGGTCAGGATAAAGAAAAAACTGACTACTCTAAGATTTTTTGGAAACCACAATTAGGTAAGCAAACAGTACGTATAGTACCATCTGCTTTTGATCCTACTTTTCCTTTCAAGGAATTAAAATTTCATTACGGTATTGGAAAATATCCAATGGTTGCTTTATCGAATTTTGGTAAACAAGACCCTATTGAAGAATTTGTAAAAGAGCTTAGAAAAACGAACGATAAAGATAACTGGTCTCTATCCGGTAAAATTTCACCTAAAACTAGAATATTCGCTCCTGTAGTTGTAAGAGGAGAAGAAGATAAAGGAGTTAGGTTATGGGGATTCGGTGTTACCATTTATAAAGCTTTACTTGCTTTAGCAGAGGATGAAGATATCGGAGACTTTACAGATGTTATTAACGGATGGGATATGGTAGTAGAACAACAACAAGGTAATCCATACCCTGAAACTACAGTTCGAATTAAACCAAAACAGACACCTCTATCAGATAATAATGATTTAGTTGATACATGGTTAAAAGACCAACCAAACCCAGTTGATGTTCATACCCAGTATGATTATGAATTTATTAAAAAGCAGCTACAGAGTTACTTAGATCCTAATGCAGTGGAAGAAAGTAATACAACAGCTACACCATCTACGGATGATAAATTGCCAGAAAGCTTAGGTCAACAAAAAGCAGACTTTACTTTGGAAACAGCTACGGCTGGCAACAAAGATACAGTAAGCAAATTTGATGATTTATTTAACGAATAGAAATGGCAAAACAGAAAAAAGAAGTAAAAGAAGCCGCATCTGCGGCAGTCAAGAAGAATTTCAATCTTGGAAACTTTAAAAAGAAAAAGGGTTTTTCAAATGCATCCGTGAAGTTTAAAGAACAAGGATGGATCCCTTTATCTAAAGCATTTCAAGATATAACTTCTCTTCCTGGCATTCCAACAGGACATATTACCCTTTTAAGAGGGCATAGTGATACTGGAAAAACTACTGCCTTATTAGAAGCTGCAGTTAATGCACAGAAACTTGGTATACTACCAGTCTTTATAATTTCAGAGATGAAATGGTCTTGGGATCATGCTAAAGAAATGGGATTAAAATTTGACGAAGTTACTGATGCTAACGGTAATGTAGTTGACTATGAAGGTCATTTTCTATATGCGGATAGAGGAACATTAAATACTATTGAAGAAGTAGCAGTATACATGGCTGATCTTATGGATGAGCAGGCTAAAGGTAATTTGCCTTTTGATATGTGCTTCTTTTGGGATAGTATAGGCTCTATACCTTGTGATCTATCGGTTCGTTCTAATAAGAATAATAACGAATGGAATGCAGGTGCTATGTCTACTCAATTTGGTAATAATCTTAATCAAAAGATATTATTATCTAGAAAGGAGAATTCTCCGTATACTAATACCTTAGTAGCAATTAATAAGGTCTGGACTATGAAACCAGAATCTCCTATGGGTCAACCTAAACTTCAAAATAAAGGAGGTATGTCGATGTGGTATGATGCTACTCTAGTAATTACTTTTGGTAATATTACTAATCCTGGTACATCTAAAATTAAAGCTATTAAAGACGGTTTACAAGTAGAATTTGCTAAACGTACAAACGTACAGGTAGAGAAAAACCATATTGGAGGAGTACAATCCAGAGGACGCGTAGTAATGACATCACATGGATTTATCCCAGATGATAAAAGAGCGATAGATAAGTATAAAAATGAACATAAAGAGCATTGGCTAAAATTAGTTGGTAGTATAGATTTTGACTTAATTGAAGAAGGAGACTTAGAAGAAGAATCTATAAAACCTAATATTTTAGATTAATGGCTAATTACAATAATATACTTAATAATCTCAAAGAAACCCCACCCCGAGAGTTGAACGATCATATCCTTGTGATCGATGCTATGAATATGTTAATTCGTAGCTTTTCACTACTCAAAGCAATGAACCCATCAGGCCATCATATCGGAGGCCTGGTTGGTTTTATGCGTTCATTGGGGTATGTAACAAGGATTTTTGATCCAACTAGAGTAATAGTAGTATGGGATGGAAAAGGAGGTTCAGCTAACCGTAAGAATATAGATCCAAACTACAAAGCTCAAAGAGCAACTGCTCGTATAACGCACTGGGGACTTTATGATACTAAAGCAGAAGAGCAAGAAGCTTTAATAGGACAGTTATACAGAACTCAAGACTATTTAGAATGTTTACCTATACAGCAGTTAGGATTAGATAAGTTAGAAGCAGATGATATTATTGCGTACTTAGCAAAACAAGCAGCTTCCTCTCCTAAAGTAAAGAAAGTTACTATAGTTTCATCTGATAAAGATTTTTTACAGTTAGTAGATAAGACTATAGAGGTGTACGCACCGGTAAAAAAGAAAACATTTACTGAAAGTAATATTTTCAATGAACTTAAGGTATTACCTGAAAACTATAATGTAGTTAAGGCACTTCTTGGAGATAATTCCGATAACCTAACCGGGGTAAAAGGACTAGGTATAAAAACCATACTATCAGAATTCCCTGCTTTAATCAATGTTTCAGGAACGGATCTTCAATATGTATATGATAGGTGTGCTGCTAAGTTAGAAGAAAAAAAATGTAAAAAGATATTTCCAAAAATTATAACAGAATGGGACCGTGTAGAAACTAATTATAAATTAATGAATTTACATGAGTCTGTGTTGGATGATAAAGAAAAAAATCTTATATTAGATATAATAAAAAGTGATATACCCAACTTACAAACAGGGGCGTTTTTACATCTTTTAGATCAAGATAAGATCGAAGGGATTACAAAAAATACTGAAGGTTGGTTAGAGAACTTTAGAGGTTTAACGGTTTTTAAAAAATAAGTTATAGATGACATTAAAAGCATTGAATCAGTATGGAAAAGGTTTCCAGCTGAAGGTATTGGGCTCATTGCTAACAGATAAGAGTTTCCTCCTTAACGTTAGGGACGTACTTCATGAGGATTATTTTGACTCTGACGCACATAAATGGATTATCAATCAGTTAGTTACGTATTTCGATAAATACCATACTACTGTAACTATGGATGTTCTTAAAGTAGAATTACAAAAGATAGAAAATGATATCTTAAAAGTAGCGTTAAAAGAAGAATTACGTAACTCATATCAAGCTTCACAAGATGATTTAGAATACGTTCAGGAAGAATTTACAACTTTTTGTAAAAATCAAGAAATGAAACAAGCTATTTTGAATTCTACTGATTTACTTAAAGCAGGCGATTTTGATGGTATTAGAAATACTATTGAAAAAGCTATGAAGGCTGGTATGGATAAAAATATAGGTCATGAATATAATAAAGATATTGAGACTCGTTATCGATCTGATTACCGTCCTACTATTCCTAGTCCTTGGCCTATCCTTAATGATGGTATTCAAGGAGGATTTGGGCCCGGGGATTTGGCTATTGTATTTGGTAATCCTGGTGGCGGTAAGTCATGGACTATGGTGGCTATTGCTGCTCATGCTGTTAAGCTTGGTCATAAAGTCAATTATTACACTCTTGAACTCGGGGAAGATTACGTTGGTAAACGATTTGACTGTTATTTTACAGGATACTCTATTGATGAAGTTAATAACCATAGAAAGGATGTACAAAAAGTAGTAGATAACCTAAAAGGTAAGTTAATTGTTAAAGAATATGCACCTAAAAACGCTTCTGTTAATACAATTAAGTCTCATATACAAAAATGTATAGATATGGACCATAAGCCGGATTTAGTTATAATTGATTACGTAGATTATCTTAGAGCCCCATCAAGAGGTAAGTCTTTTGAAAGAAAAGATGAAATCGATGACGTATTTATTGCAACTAAGGGTCTTGCAAAAGATATGAAAATACCAATACTAACACCTTCTCAGGTAAATAGAATGGGAGCTAAAGATTCAGTTATTGAAGGAGATAAAGCAGCTGGGTCGTATGATAAAATGATGGTAGCAGATATATGTCTATCTCTATCTCGACAAAAAGAAGATAAAGTATTAGGTACCGGACGTGTTCATGTTATGAAAAACCGATACGGCCAAGACGGTATGACTTATAATGTTAAAATGGATACTAATAACGGTCATATTGAGTTTGAAGGGAAAGCTGACCTCGACGAACAGTTAAATTCTACACAAGGGCCTATATTTAGCCTCTCAAGAGAAAAAATGTCGGAATTATTTGATAAAAAGTAGAATATATATGCTATTTATGGAAACATCTCCAATAGCAAATATAGCTTAACCTGGAGATTTTTTTTGTCTAATCTATTAATTTAATTTAAAAATGAGTTTATTAAAAGAACGCGTAGTTTATAAACCTTTCGAATATCCAAAAGCATTTGATTTTTGGCTGAAGCAGCAACAAGCACATTGGCTTCATACTGAAGTACCAATGTCACAAGATGTAACTGATTGGGCCAGTAATTTAAAAGATCATGAAAAAAACGTTATTGGAGGTATACTAAAAGGGTTTGCTCAAACAGAAACTATTGTTAATGACTATTGGTCTACACTAGTTACTAAATGGTTCCGTAAACCTGAAATAATAATGATGGGGACTACGTTAGGTTCAAGTGAAACTATACATGCTGAAGCATATTCACTTTTAAATGAGCAATTAGGATTAGATAACTTTGCAGAGTTTTTAGAAGATGAAGCTACTATGGCTAAAATAGAAAATCTAATGAATGTAAGAGATGGCCATGACGGTACTCCTAACTGGCATGATAGAGCTAAATCACTAGCCATATTTTCAGCATTTACCGAAGGAGTTAATCTATTTTCTTCATTTGCTGTTCTTTTATCATTTAAAATGAGGAATCTTCTGAAGGGAGTAGGTCAAATAGTAGAATGGTCCGTACGAGATGAATCTCTACATTCTGATGCAGGATGCTGGTTATTTAGAACTCTAATGGAAGAGCACCCGGAATTCAAAACTCCTGAATTAGTTGCTGATATTGAAGAAGCAGCTAAAGGAGCCTTACAGTTGGAATTTGATTTCATTGATAAGATTTTTGAAATGGGTGATTTAGAGAATCTATCTAAGGAAGAATTAAAGAATTTTATTCGTCATAGAGTAAATACAAAAATGAGTGATTTAGGATTAAAACCTATTGTACCTGCAGAAGAAATTGATAAAGGAGCATTAAAAACTATGAAATGGTTTGACGCAGTGATTGCTGGAAAGCAACATACTGATTTCTTCGCTAATAGAGTTACTAATTACTCTAAAGGTCATATGGAGTGGGATACCGCAGCAATATTTTAAAATAAAAAGTTATGTCAATAGTAGTAGATACTTCCAATTGGGAAGCTGGAAAGGATTATCCGGAATGGATGAACGAAATATCATTAGCAACAATATCAAAAGGATACTTATTACCTAATGAAACACCAAAAAAAGCATACCGTAGAGTAGCAGATACAGTAGCAAAAAGATTAGACCGACCAGACCTTGCGAATAAGTTTTTTCGCTATATGTGGAAAGGATGGTTGAACTTAGCCTCTCCTGTACTATCAAACACCGGAACCGACCGAGGATTACCGATCTCTTGCTTTGGAATTGATACGCCCGATTCAATTCGAGGTATTGGCTTGACCAATGCCGAGCTTATGAGACTAACCTCCCTCGGCGGTGGTGTTGGTATAGGGTTATCCCGTATCAGAGGTAGAGGAGAAAAAATCGGTAGTGGAGATATGGGAAATTCTGAAGGAGTAGTTCCATGGGCAAAAATTTACGATTCTACCATTATTGCTACAAATCAAGGAGCAGTACGAAGAGGAGCAGCTTCAGTTAATTTAGATATTAATCACCCAGATATTAAGGAATATTTACAAATTCGTAGACCTAAAGGTGATCCTAATAGACAGTGTCTAAATCTACATCAATGTGTGGTAGTGGATGATAGCTTTATGCAAAAATTAGAGCATAGAGACCCTGAGGCTATGGGATTATGGGTAGAAATACTTAAATCTAGAGTAGAAACAGGAGAACCATATATTATGTATAAGGATAATGTAAACAATGCTAATCCTCCTGCATATGTGAAGAATAATTTAGATGTTTCTATGACTAATATTTGTTCTGAGATTACTCTACATACAGATGAAGAACATTCGTTTATTTGTTGTTTATCTTCAGTAAATATAACTAAATGGAATGAGTGGAAAAATACTGATTTAATTGAAACATCAATTTACTTTTTAGATGGCGTTTTAGAAGAATTTTTGGCTAAAACTTCTGGTAGAGATTCTTTAATTAGAGCTCATAGGTCAGCTAAAAAAGGTAGAGCGATTGGATTAGGTGTATTAGGATGGCATACATTCTTACAAAATGAACGTATACCTTTTACATCTATCGCAGCAACTTCATATACTCATCAGATCTTCTCACAGATTAAAAATCAAGCTGAAGCAGCTTCAAGAAAGCTTGCTGATGAATATGGAGAACCTCTATGGTGTAAAGGAACTGGAATGAGAAATACACACTTATTAGCAGTAGCACCAACTGTTTCTAATAGTACAATTTCTGGAGGAGTATCAGCCGGTATTGAACCTATACCTGCTAACGTATATACTTTTAACTCAGCAAAGGGTACTTTTATTCGTAAAAATCCAGCTTTAGAAACATACTTAGAAGATAGAGGGGCAAATACAGAAGAAGTCTGGGATCAAATTATGAAAGATAGAGGATCTGTTGCAAATCTACCAGAAGATGTAATGCCATTAGAAGATAAACCAATTTTCTTAACTTTTGCAGAAATTAATCAACTGGCGTTAGTAGAGCAGGCAGCTGTACGTCAAAAATATATTGATCAAACTCAATCTTTGAACCTTGCTTTTGATCCAACAGATTCGCCTAAATTTATTAATCTAGTCCACCAGACAGCATGGAAGCTTGGAATCAAGACTCTTTATTACTTACGTACAGATTCTGTAATTAATGGAGATATAGGCTCTAGAACTTCTGAAGACTGTCTTTCTTGCGACGGATAAAAACTAACTTATGATTTATATTTCAATACTCCTCCTAGGTATACTGGGAGGGGTTATTTTCTACTTTAAAAGAAAAATTAACCTACTTAAACTTCAATTTGACAAAGAAAGAGCGGAAATAAGAAGAGATGCTAAGAAAAGATCTGGTGCAGTACAGTGGGGTAAAACTATAGAGCATTTTGTGCCATTTATGTCTGACTTTCCAGTACCACCTGAAGACTGTACTTTCCTAGGTATGCCTATTGATTATGTAGCCTTTAAAGATACTGGAAGTAAAACTAAATGCTCAGTTCATTTTGTAGAAGTAAAAAGTGGTAATGCATTTTTAATGGGGAAGCAAAAGAATATTAAAAAGGCTATAGAAGAAGGAAGAGTACATTGGCATGAGATAGCAGTAGATGGAAATAACGTAAAATAGTTGTCTCTCTGCAGGTTTTTTCTTATATTAATATATAATCATTTAAATAAGTTATATGTCTAAAAATTCAGCAAAGCAACTCTATACTCAATCTATGGAGTGGTTAAAATCTAGAGGAATCAAAACCTCTAACACTAATACAAAAAAATCAAGATTTAACAATTATAAACAAAAAGGAAGGAAATGACAAAAGTAATTAAATTCTACGCTGATTGGTGTGGTCCATGTCGGGTTTACGCTAAAACTTTTGATAAAGTATCAGAGGAGCTAAAAGAGCAAATAGAGTTTGTTAATGTGAATGTAGAAAAAGATACTACAGGATTAGCTGCTCAATATAAGGTTACTGGAATTCCAATGACAGTTGTAGTTAAAGATGGACAAGAGAAGTCTAAAACTGGAAGAATGGATGAAAATACATTAAAAGGTTTTATTTTAAGTGAATAGAAATATAGTAATAGCATTCATTCTATTCTTTACAGCTCAAGCATTGATTTGGTATCAAACCAATTCTCAATTCTTTAGCGACTGGGTTAAAGAAAGGCCGTTACTTATGGCTACTATGGGTGTACCGATTAGTTATATTTTAATTTATGCCTCTAGATATGTAGTGGCTGGATTTGATGGACTATTATGGCCAGGTAGATTGATAGGTTTTTCTACCGGTATGATTATTATGGCTGCTTTAACCTATATTCACTTTAATGAAGGAATCACTCTAAAAACAGGAGTTACATTATTACTTGCTTTTATTATAGTAATGATACAGTTATATTGGAAATAAATTTAAAAATTAAGTTATGTTAAGACGACCAGATTCGATCCCTGACGGGGATACAGTTATTGAAGATCCAGTAATGGAACCATTTTTTATTGCTAAATCTTCCTCAGGGGGGTATACAGTATATGAAAGAGTAATTAAAGGAGATAATGATACTCCTTATATTAAAACAATTTGTTATCCTGCTACATTTAACCATGCATTAAAAGTGGTGAGTAGAGAACTATTAAATACCGGTAAAAATTACTATTCTTCTATTAAAGACTATATTCAAGAGTGGAAGGGTATACAAGAAAAAATAATTACTCTAACTGATATAGATTAAGATGGCAAATATTTGTAGAACAGAAATCAAAATACAAGCTTCAAGAGAAGTAATTCAAGACTTCATAGACCGATGGGAAAGTTGTGTTGATGGAAGTTACCCGAACACTAAAAACGACAAACCACATATTGCAGATGAATTTGGCGCAGATGCTGAATTATTTATAGATAAAGTTGGTTCCAAATGGGTAAAGATGTACGATGGATATGATTACGGTATATCTGAACACGATGATACAGAAGGTAGCAGCGAAGTTGTTTTTGAATTAGAATCAGCTTGGTATCCACCTTCAGATATGTTAAAAGAGATTCATAGACAACTATCAGAAATAGATCCTGATGTAAATATTAGAGGAACATACTGGGATGAGACATATGATCCAATAGGAGCTTTTAAAATATACGATACAGGAGAGTATGTTACTCTAGAAGATATTCCTGAAGTAAGTGAAGATGAATTTGAAGGAGAGTATTACTATGATGATGTTGTATCTCCTATATTTGAAAGATTAAAACAAAAACTAGGAATTTAGAAGTATTTTTCTTATATTTAATAAAGCGTTCGCCTATACGCTTAATAATACCTGGCAAATTTAAATTATATTAATCATGGCAAAACATGTAGTAGTTTCATTAAGTGGAGGGATGGATTCCTCAACATTACTATTAAGAGCATTATCGGAATATGATACTGTAACCGGTATCTCATTTGATTATGGTCAAAAGCATAGAGTAGAGCTAGAAAGAGCTCAATCATTAATTGATTATCTAGCAGACAAAGGTCACAAAGTAAATTATAGACAAATCCAATTAAATGGGTTAGTAGATTTACTAGATTCAGCATTAGTTGAAGGTGGAGATGATGTTCCAGAAGGACATTATGAAAACGATAATATGAAAGAAACAGTTGTACCTAATAGAAACAAAATGTTTGCTTCAATTACACAAGCTGTAGCTTTATCAGTAGCTAATCGTACAGAAGAAACTTGCGATATTGCTTTAGGAATTCACGCAGGTGATCATGCAGTTTATCCTGACTGTAGACAAGAATTTAGAGATGCGGATGATAAGGCATTTAGAGAAGGTAATTGGGATGCTGATAGAGTAGGTTATTTTACACCTTATTTAGATACAGACAAATTTGGAATTTTACAAGATGGAGAAAAATTATGTGTAGATTTAAACATTGATTTCGATGAAGTTTATAAAAGAACAAATACTTCTTATAAGCCTTATCCTTCGGGAAATAGTGATTATAAGTCTGCTTCTAGTGTTGAGAGGATTGAGGCTTTTATTGCTCTTGGCAGAAAAGATCCCGTACAGTATGAGGATGAAACTGGAGAAGTGGATTACGAAGTAGCTAAGGAAGCAGTATTAAAAGTACTAAGTGAACATAATACAACTGCTATAGTAGGTGAAGATTAAAACAATATTTATACTAAACAATTAAGTACTTCGGTATTTGATTGGAAACTAGATGGCGTTGCGCTGGCACCACTCGAGAGGTTACACGTAAGAATCGGCCTTTATATGATGTGATTGCAAGTTTACGAACCCAGTCGCCTCATAACACATCTAGTTTTATAATATTTTAAAACCAAAAGAGAGAGGTAGTGAAGCTGTAGTTAAGAAGTAGAGTGTATTAATTGTCGAAAAAGGGTTTATAGTAGACAGGCGCCACTCATTGCACTTAACCAGAAACCCCGAAAGACCCGAAACCTCTCTTATTATAATCCATATGGATTTTTACAGAAAAGGCTTGCTTATGTGAGCCTTTTTTCTTATATTATAATATAAATAAAAAATTAAGGTTATATGAAAACACTTATTTTAGCTTTTACATTTGTCACTGCAACAGTATATCATGCTGATCCAAAACAATGCAATGCTGACTTTTTAACTACAGCTTCAATGCAAAAAATTAACCCATCTAATCCAGCAGGTCATAGGTGGATTGCTGTATCAAGGGATTTAGAAAAATTAGGATTTGTATTTGGGGTAAAAGTAAAAGTAGAAGGAGCAGGTGATTTGGACGGTATATGGACTATTCAAGATAGAATGAATAAAAGATATTCAAAACGTATAGATTTCTTAGTTAATAAAACTAGAAAATACGGTAAGTGGGATAAAGTAAAGATAACAATAGTTAATTAAAATAAAGTGAAAAAAGGAACTAAACACTTAATAATAGTAGGCCATCCAGATAAAAAATCCTTAAAAATTAGTTGCCTCTTAAAAATAAAAGTACTATATTTATTTTAATATTAACAGTGTCGTAGAACCACTTTAAAAACACAAGTATGCAAGAACAAATACACAAAGAGTTATGGAATAGAGACAATAGAGTCTCTAACAAACTTACACAAGTCGACCCTAATAAGGTCGCAAAATTACAAGAAGGGTTAGAAATAAACGGACAAAAAATACCTGACCCAAAATTACACCAAACAGTATCATTTATTAAATCAGCTATAAGACTAGGAGCATGTGGTTTTGGTTTTTTTGGTTTATTTGAAGTAGGCTTTATCGGCTTATTTTTAGCTGAAATAGTTGGAATTGGTGAAGAATTAGTTTAAATTATAGTTATGGGAAAATTTACATCAACAAAAGTATTTGACGGATTCTCTACAGTTTTTCGTCAATGGAAGGCAGAAGGTACCCACTGCCGCTTCTTACACGGGTACGGAACATCAGTTAAAGTATGGTTTGAAGGAGAACTAGATGAAAGAAACTGGGTATGGGATTTTGGCGGTATGAAAAGAGCTAAAGGAACTATTGATGGATTTAATCCTAAAGAATGGTTTGATTGGTTATTAGACCATACTTTCTTAGTAGCAGAAGATGATCCTTTTAAAGATTCTTTTTTAAAGATGCATGAAGCTGGAGTAGCTCAAGTTAGAATTATTCCTGCTACTGGAGCAGAAAGATTTGCAGAATTTATCTTTCAAAAGCTTAATTACTTTATTAAAGAAGAAACCGAAGGTAGAGTAAAAGTAGTTAAAGTAGAATTTAGAGAACACGAAAAAAATAGCGCAATATATGAAGCTTAATAGAGTAGAAGATTATAATAAAGTACTTCCAATTGTAGAAGTTTATACAGCAGTTCAATCAGAAGGAAGCCGTCAGGGATATCCTACAATCGTAGTACGAACATCAGGATGTACTCATAGATGTTATTTTGGAGAAGGAGGCTGGTGTGACTCATGGTATACCAGTATTCACCCAGAAAAAGGTACATTCTGCTTTCAAGACATTATTGATATGTACGATGAAAATCCTCATATTAAAGAAATGATGTTAACAGGAGGTTCACCTACTATGCATCCAGCACTAGTTAATGAATTAACACATTTTGCACATGAAAGAAATATTTTTATTACTATCGAGACAGAAGGATCTCATTTTCTTAAAACTGATTATCCTATTAATCTGCTCTCAATATCTCCTAAGTTCTCGAATTCAGTACCTGTGGTCGGAGTTGAAACCCCTCAAGGTGCAATCACGGACGAAAGAATGGTAAAACGACATAATAAATTTAGATTAAATATAGATGCTATAGCTGATTCTATTATGTACCATAGTGACTTTCATCTTAAACCAGTTTTAGATAATAAATTATCTATGGTAGGGGAAGTAGAGGAGTTTAATGAGCAGTTAATCGACAAGTTACTTGAAAAAGGATTTGGAGCATCAGAATGGACAGAATCTCCTACAAAAAAAGAAATGCAAAACTGGCTACCTAGTAAAATTTGGGCAATGCCTGCAGGGGATG